TCCAAAAAAGGAGCATTATTTCCATCAATGTTTAGAACAATCTATTAATTATGTTTTTAAAAATTTTTAAACGAACTAAACCATTACCTGCTTCTGTTATATTTGATACAATGCCAAAAAATACAGCTACTGGATGGCTATCTTATAAATATTTTGGAAAATCAGTCAAAAAAGAAGTCATGATGCCTTTGATCAGAAAAGAATATTATCAAAATTATTCTAAAATCAAAAATAAACAACGCGTCAATGATTATACCATGTTTGCAATGCGTGGCCATTTAAGTCCTAGAGACAAAATTAAAACTAGACCCGTTTGGTTAGTTTCCGCATCAACAATCGTTTCTGAACTTCGATATTATCAACCATTTTATGATCAATTAGTTAATGAAAAATTCTTTAACGACCGCTTAATCACTGGTAAAAAATCAATGTCAAGACTTAGAAAATTTCTAACAAAATCAGATGATTATGATCTTATTAATACGGATATTTCCGGTTGGGATTCGTTCAGAGCATCTTGGTTCCATGAAAGAATCATGAAAGAACTTGGTAAAAAGATTGATTTTAAATCTTACGCTGATAAACTAGAATATAAATTTTGCATCGATCAAGCTATTCGGACAAAAATTCTCTTACCTAATGGAGATGTTATTCGTAAACGAGCTGGTATTATTTCTGGAACAGCAGGAACTTTATTATTCAATTCAATTATTAATATGGTTTTATCATATACAATATTAAACATGATGAAATATGTGGATTTAGAATTTGAAGGTCATAAAATTGAAGATGAAAACTGGTTAGGTGATGATTTTGCTTTCTACGTTGCTAAAGGTTTTCGTTTTGATCTTAAAAAATTTATAAGTATGATTGATAAATACTTTGATTTAACAATACAAGAGGAAAAAACTGTTTATGCTACAGATGTTAATGAAAGAAAATATTTAGGCTATCAATTGAGAGGTGGTCTTTTATATCGTGATGAAAAGGAACTTTTTTCCGCTCTTCTATATTCAGAGCGTTTTTTTAGAATAGATAATGAAAGTCTATCAATTTCATTTTCTCGATTTTTTTCTTATTTAT